TTTAGGATTCCTGCGTAAATGGCTCGTTGTGTAGTTGTTGCCATGACATTATGCTATTAAACTATCTGCTGCGGTTTCGCTTCCATCGGTTTGATATGGCATTTGTAAACCCAAGCCCTCCAAGCCCAAAAACTTATTCATATAGGTTTGCATAAAAGAATGCGTTGCCTCGGAAATGCTTATTGTCACTTCATCATCAACAATAAAATCTGTGCTGCCGGGAATAATTGCTATATGACAACTTGAAGTATTTGTTAAATGTGCCATGCGAAACATCTGAACACCGTCAATATGAACTAGTTTCGTATTAGTGATTGCGGTAGTAAGTTCAATATGAAAAGCAGCAGCATCGGGTAAATCAAGTGGCGTTGAAAATGAGAAAGAATGGTGTACCCAAGCACCGCCCGTATCACCAGTGAATGTAACAGATAATGCCGCGCTGCCAGAATCGAGAATAGTCGCCGAACCGTCTTTAACTGATACTCGCAACACGCCTGCTGCTACATCGGATGCTCTGTACGTCCAAAACGAAACACAATAACGTGTTTCTGGATAAAGTTTGGTTGTTGTTTGTCCAGAAGTATTGAATGATTGGCTTATGTGCATTAGCGTACCGCCAGCATCACCCACAAGTTCTAACGATTTGCTGCCTCGATGAACTGTTGTGCCTTCTTCTTTGATAGTCGTTCCCGCAACACCTACCACTATTGTCCACTTATCAGGAGTATCTGTTGTTGAAAAATCTTCGAAGTCGCTATTGTTTAAGCCATTACGTCCAAGACCCCTTTGTTGATTGTACGAGGGATCAGAAACCGACATTACACTACTTTGCCCATTGCCTCCAGGCCAATCTGGATGCCTAATATCACTAATTCGTTTTTGGCCTATAAGCGCATGGGTTTCTCTCCCCGCCGTGCCTGTTACTTGTGCATCTCGTATACACTTTACTTTTATTGAATCTTGATGTAGGTTTTGGAAAAGTTTACCCTCGCCATTGGTAACGCTGGTAATCACATATCCATTACCAGAACCGCTTGTAAATACTGTACCGCCATCTCCTGAACCAGTTGCGGTAAACTGGTTTCCCTTTATGTCATTACTTGTTCCCATTTGGTCAATTAGTTCTTCGATTGCGTTTTTGATTGTTTTTTGATTAAGTGTAGTATCATCATCTACCATGCCAATTACCGTATCTCTTGCAAGAATTGAAATTGCCGTGTAGATATTTGCGGCACTTAATTGCCAATTTTCTGTTGAATCAAAAAGAGCATCTGCGTATTTCATATCAGCCGAATTGTATTCGTCTATCACATCTTCAATTTGTGCGGCAAGTCCGGCAGAGGCATCGGTTTGATGCGATTCGACATCTCTCGCTATTTTGAATAATTTTCCCAAGCGTGTAAAAATACCGTTTGTACTTATTAGTGTTACTGCCATTGTCCGGCTCCTGTATTGCCGCCCTGCATTTCATTATTTGCTGATTGCATTCGCAGCCGTATTGTTTCTTTTTCTGATGCACCAGCGCGTTCGGCAAGATTGGCAAGTGCTTCTCCACCAAAGGCACAACTAATACTTTCGGTAAAACCTAAACCTTGCAACGCTTGTACTTTAATCATATTTGCCATCAATCCTAGTTCTACTTCTCCACGCGAGAGTCCCCTTGCTGTAGGACACCACCCATAAAGGGCGGCAAATCGCGCGTGGAGTTTCATGCGTTTCCCAACTTTTCAATCTCCCTAAGTGCTTTTGAAGCAGCCGAAAAAAGTTCGTGGCTAGTAAATGCTGCCATGTCACCGTCTTCCATCCATGCCACTTCACGCATTGCTTCGGCAATATCAGAAGGTTTTGGTTCATCGCCCCCAAGCACGCCGTCAATCTCGGCGCATCTCGAAGCAAGTTCAAAGCCATCGACAAATACGGTGCCTTTGTTTTTGATTCCAATTTTGTAGACATGATTGTCATTTTCTGTAGTAATTTCCTGCATATTATTCCTCCTATTGTAAAACCCTATTATTATGGTGTACCAATATCATAAACCTCATCGGTTGCGGCAAGTGTTCCCGGTGTCGCTTCGTGTGGTAGACATATAAAGTTCAAACCGATACGGCTTGGTCTATTTCCAAAATCCATTCGCCGAATCGAACCGTCTAAGTAACAGTTTTGCATTGTGTATGCAATGTTAGATGATATGCCTGAAATCCTCAAAGAAAAATTACCTTTTCCAGTTGTCTTGACACCACCGATAGTTCCAACATCGGCCTCTGTATCAGCATCACCGGGCAATGCATACATTAGAGTTTCAAGAATACCCGCATCCCACTTAACGAGTGTCATTGTTAATCGCCCAATAAGACCCAGATGAATATATGCCTCTGGTATACTTCCTGAACGAGTAGTAAAAATCGGTTCTTGTGGATATTCCATATCCAAAGATATTAAATCATTATTGTCTGTATAACCAAGTACGTTTGCTGGTGCTGTTGTTCCTGCGGCGGTGTTAAACAATACCTTGGTTGGTCCGTGTACTACAAATCCGAGTGCCATAATTTTATCCTTTTATCGTTCGTTTAATTAGCCGAACTATACCTTTGATATTCTCAGGCGGCATGTTCGCAATCGGTCTTGCGGGAACTTTGCTGTCGCCCTCCAGAATATAATAATCATATTCAATTGAACCCTTACGCGGATTTCGAGCCGCTTCTGCGTTTGGTGCTTCTTTTAATTTCTTTGAAACCAAGGCAGCAATATCGTGGGGTGATTCAGATGGTATCAATCGCTCTGCTTTCTTGGACAATGGTATGGCAATCGGTCCTTTATTGATAAAACCTTCTTGATGTTTCACACCATATCCTGAACCATCCATAAGTATCCATGTTATTTGGTTGCCCCGTGTTTTAACGCGCGAACTCAGAAGCGATGATAGGTGTCCAGTTATGCCTTGTAGCGGCTTACCGCCCTGTCTAGTTCCAATTTTTGCTTTATTTGCCCACAAATCATCGTATGTAATTTCGCTATCTTTTCCCTTGCGTATTCGCTCTTTGGCTTGGTCTACAAGTATAGAAGCCATAACATTGCTACTTAATTTCCTGCGTATCTCGCGTACAAGTACATCCGGCAACTTATCGGATTTTATCTTAATCGCGGCCATTAGTATTTCCTCGTTTCTCTGTCTGGGAAAAATGGGGAATCTGATGGCATATTGAGATTGCCGCGAACCGTAGAAGATATAACAAACGCTTTTGGCTTGCCTGCACCGATGGTCGTATCCAAATTGAATACACGCTTGCCATCTCGCAAATCTTCGAGTGTTCCCGATGCTTCGCCCATCATTGCTTCCATATCAGGCGGGATACTTCCCGTCTTGCCCCTGAATAGGTGCTTCATGGTCAACGTGGCTGTAAGCGACTTCAAAGACCAATCATCGGCTGCTTGTAAATCTGTCAAATTAGTTGCGGTATACAATCCACCGCGAAGCGCATAGGATTCTATTTCAGCAGATGCCTTTTCAATTGCGTTAAGTGCAGCCGCGTTTGTGGTTAGGTCTGTTGCAGGCGTTCCCGTATATGAAACCAGTTGTTTGACCATACGGTCATCAAAAGATTCTACAAGTTCAGCAGTTGAGATATACGATGCTTGTGCCATGAACGCCTCAAAAGAAAAGGACTGATAGGGAATTACCCCTATCAGCCCAAGGGGTCTTGGGTTTATTCAACCCTTACTCAATTAATCCCAAACGTCTGTGAGGAGGTATCCAGACAAGGGAGCAGTGAGAACAATTGCGGAGTCGTCTACAACTCGTCCGCGTACTCGGCGATTCCAAGTATCATCTTCTGTTTCAACCGTCAAATCTTCGTAGGCGAAAATTGAAAGAGTTGAAAAATCTGGAACGCCCTCGGTTCCCATTTGCCCACCAACCCGTGATACGAATACAACATCATCGTCATAAAGACGGGAACGTGCCTTTGTGCCACCCTTGCGGTTGGTCACTCGGCTTGTTGGGTCTACAATAATTCCACCAACTCCGAAGAATTGGGAAAGTAGTAGAAACTCGTTGAATTCGCCTGCACCACGAACCATGTTTACCGCAAATGGAGAACCTTGGAAGAAATCTTTGTATTCCGGGGACTCGGTTATCACATGGGCGGTCACGTCACTCATTACGCATGTAATGTCTGCTGCTGTTACTGCTTCGTTAGTGTTGGCTAGGATTGCTTCAACTACACCATTGAAGGATTTTTGGATATAGCCGTTTGCAGAGGATGAACCCTGCCACTGTCCACCGCCAACATTTCCTGCTGAATCGGTTGTGCCTGTTGGCCAATTTCCTGATGTGGTGAGTACGGTGGATGCACGATACGAACGAATCCGCATACATTTCGAAGCCGCCATTCGAGCATGAGCCGCAATTATTTCAAAATCGGCATTAGAACTTGCCTTATTGCCTAATTGAAAAGTTGGTGCATGTCGTTCTGTTCGATATGCTGTGAACTCATGGTCGTTTTGGATGCCTTCCGGCGCATCATTGCCGTCTGCCCACATCCAGTCCGATAAAGTGACCACTCTGGCCTGTTCTTGCTCGTCAATCGAAAGGTAGTACCCCGTGTCTTTGGACACTGGAACCAATTTAGAGTATTGATTCAGGGCAAAGGATGAGGGGTTTCTTGAAAATTCTACTTGTACAAGTCCAGTCGCTTCACTAAACGTAGGTACGTATGTGTTCGCTGAACCGGGTGCTACTTCTGCCATTTTATTATCTCGCTATCTTAAGAGTGTTTCTTATTTATTATGAAAGTTCATGTCGTTCGGTTTGCGGTCGCCAAAGCATACGGATTATTTCTCCACTTGCTCCCGACTCTAGTGCTATGCCGCAACTCTGTCGATTGGTTGTACCTGATGCGGTTTCTGCTACTGCTTTGCCATCGGCATCGCTTTCGATTCCACCACCACGAGTAATACTGCCACCGCATTCAACCATTACGATTGAACCCATTTGCAGGGTTGTCTGGTCACCATCTTCTGCGTGGTTTGCTGAATCGAACTGACGAGTGCTTCCTGCAACTACTCCGATAGATAATTCATTAGCATCTGATTCTAAACACTGATTATCTGCGGCTGTTGAAACTTTGACGAATCGGTAGGGTCGAATTGTCCCTCCGGCCTCTAGGTTTGGTTGTATTGATTGTGCCATTGTTATTGGTCTCTCTGTTGTTTGGTTATCTGTAAATTAAAGTTTACGAAGTTCTTGTTGGAATACTTTTTGGAATTCTGTTGGTTCCAGATTTTCTTGTGCTATACGAGCAACCGCATTATCTGATGCTGTTTTCTTGTGTTCAGCACTGTAATTAACTTTGGTTCTCTGGCGAGTATTGTCGGTATTGAGCCGCTTGCCCAAGGGTACACGCTTCATGGTTTCTTTCCAAAACTTGATTTTTGCCACTGGGTCTTTGCAAGACATCAATTCTTCCAACATGGTTTGCCGATGTTGTTTTACCCGATAACCCGATGCTTGCAACTGGTCAATTAAACGAGAAAACTTTTGCTTATTTACATTGTTTACAAGCATAGCGGCGCGTTTTTTGTATGAATTACGCTGCTTCTTCATCTTTGCATACTTCTTAATAATTGTCGTGCCGTATTTAGTTTTACGAAGTTTGGCAAATTCGCGTTTTATATCTTCGTCCTCATCTTCGTCCTCGGCATCGTCCTCGTCATGGTCGTAAGATGCCTTTTCGTCATCTTCGTCTGGACATTGATATGTTTCTTCGAGGTCTTCTTCAAGGTCATCGGAATCATATTCCATCTTTTCTTCGTCTGGTTGAAGTTCCTCAAGTTGTGCCTTGAGTTTTGTGACTTCTTCGTTGAGCATGTCGTTTTCTGCGCGATATTTTCGCAGGAGTTCTTTTTCTTCGTGTTCTAGAATGTCTGGCATGACGTATTCCTCTGTTTCGTCCGACCCGCTTGGTACATAAGTGTTGCTGCCGCCGGGAGAAACCATTTCAAAGGTCGCGGGTCGATGGTAAACCTTTTTTAGTCCTTGGCGTGTAAACTTGGTATCCCTCAGTGGTCTGGCTGGTGTTTCTCGTCCCAATAAGGCGACCTCTGATAGATGTCCGTCTTCCCAAATCTCTGCCGAACGCCGAGGGTAGCGATTCGATGCGAGGTATTTTCGGAAGTCAGATTTTGACATTTCTACGTCCCCAACAATGCCAGCACCTTCGTAACTCTCACCTTCTTTACAATTTATTTTTATGGGCTTAGAGTGAATGTTTACGATGTCGCCGATTGATTCTGTCGGGGCGTTTCCATTATCGTCTTGATGCAGCAGAACAAGTTTTGGGTTTGAACCTGCCGCCATGTGCTTGTTGGTTTTTTCAACTATTTCAAAGATTTTCTTTTCGTCTAAATCTTTGATTTCGCTGTCATCATCATCGAATCCGTCTATGTGGCCGACAAACAATTCGAGATCGTGTATCGTTATCTTGTTGCCGTTCTCGCTGATTCGGTGTGATGGAGTTAATCCCATACAGTAATTATGGGAAATGATTGCCAAACGTGTTGTGTTAAACCCCCGCTTGGTCAGTTGTGGTTAATACTGATTCTTTTTGCCCTGTTTTTTGTTCAGTTTTTTAATGGAATCCTCGCTAAATCGCCACTGATGCCCTACTTTTGTACCCTCTATGTCGCCTCGTCTTGCCATTCGGTATATTGTGTTTTCACTTACCAGCAGCATATCTGCTGTTTCTCGAAGCGTATAAAAACTTCTATACTTCATTGAAAAAACCGCCGCGCTTAAATCCCTCATCGGGATATATTCCTGCGGCTACTAAGCCCTCTTGCTCTGGAGAGTTGTGCCGCCTTACAGAAATCATATCTACATTTCCATAATCGTCAAGCCAGCCCTCATCATTTGCCTCATCCCACGAAATCTTAATTAGCGAACCTCGGCAGTTATATCCGTTTGGTGGGCGTAGTTTGAGTCGGTCTATTTCTCCGGGCGTAGTAATATATCCATCCATTTTGGCATGATGCGGTCTACTTCTATCGTCTTTTATTTCTGTAATCATGACAAGCGGGAATAAATCCCTTGCTTCTGGGTCACGCAAAATCGCCATGACACCTTCATTGGCTGCGGTGCTTATATTTGTTCGATAGATGGTTTCGAGTCGCGCATCGGTTAAATTCATCGCTTTTATTAGGTTTGCTTCTTTGATAAACTCTGGAAGTTGCAATTGGTCGTCCGGCATAACGCCTCGTATAGCATCACCTAATAATTTTTGTATGTTTACTACTACCGAATGGTCTACATCTGAAACCCAAAAGGCATTTTTAAGTGCCGCCTGTACGCCTTTGGATGTAGATTCCATGAACGGAAGGATTCCCGCACGTTCCGCAACTATCAATTCTTCTGCTAGTTCATTCGCGTATGCTTCCATTCGGTCTACCGCACTTCGCAACATAGGAACCCTGCCTTCAAGGTCAGCCAATGCCGCCTCGTTTACGCCTGCTTGAAGTGTTGGCTCCAGATCAAACATTTCAAACATCTCATCGAACGTATCTTTGGCGAATGTGCGCTTGTGGGTTATCTTTGGGTCGTCAGGGTCGAAGTCACCTTTGTTACCTGTTGCGGATTTGATTTGGGTTGGGTCAAATATAATCCATTCGGGAGAATCTCCAACCCTATCTGGACCTGTGTACTTAACCGCATCGTATCCATTTAATTGTGCATTTTTGGCTTCTTCTTGGTTGTCTGTTTCTAGGATGTTTTCTGCTTTTAGATAAACGGCTAGTGTTTGTGGCTTTGGGGTATATTTGGAAACACCCAATCTTTTCGCTACTTCTTTTATGCTATCTGGAAGATATAGAAACTCGCCAAAATCACTAGATTTTTCTTCTTCTGAACCTGCAATCCATTCGGCAATGTCACTTATATCGTTTGAATCCGTAACGCCTTCTTTTTCAAGAGCAATATCTATATCGCTCCATGTACCATGTTTTTCTTCGGCTAATTTCCACGCTTTTGCAAAACCTAGTTCTGTTTGCCACTTTATAAACTCTGCCGTATTTGGCTTACCTGATTTTATCAGTTCATCTATCACTAGGTCTTTATCATAAAACTGATTTATCTGTGAATCAGAATACTGATCTGCGGTATATTCGTCCTCTGAAAAGAATATGCCATCACCCTGAAAATGTTTATTTCTTTCTGTTTTGCTCCTGTCTATATTAAACTCGTCAAAATCTTGATTTGTCCCATGATAAACAACTATCGGCTCACCGCTATCGTCCACTACTTTGCTATCACCGAACCATGACTTGAACTCTGGCGAGGATGTTTGGTGCGATGGTTCGCCCGATTCGGCTTGACCGTCACCGTCACCCGCGCAAGTGTTACCCGGCTGAAAACCGCCCGAACCCTCCTTACCCGCGCCGCAACCTTCCTTGGCGTACAGCATCTTGGTCAATTCGCATTCGGGAATATCCTCTGCTGTCTTTGCAGCAGCAATTAACCACGCACTGAATATGGCATCCGCAAGTGATTTGCGAACGCGCTCCCACGCTTCTAAATTGT